TCGGACTGTCGCTGCTTGGTACCTCCACTCTTGGTACGTGAAGTCTGTTCGGGCTGTTGGCCTCGAGCAGACTTGTCGTACCGTGAAGGGACTTTGCGGCGAAGTCCGCCGCGCTTCTTTGAGGTGCCACTGGAGTCCATCCGACGTCGCCGTTCCTGACGGCCTCGTTCGTGCTCTTTGTGGCTTCTCTTGGAAGTGCGGTCGGTCCGGTTTTGCGTTCTCCCGTCTTGCGAGGGCACTCCCTCGTCCTCCCGTTTCTGGTGAGGCCGAGGCGGTTGCCTCTGCTGCGAGAGTTGCATCCGAACCTTATCCCGCATCGGACTGGGCTCTGATCTCCCTGTTCGATCACGTGCGTCGACGCGCTCGTGGTTCGATCAGGTGTCCTCAGAGCATCCCGTCTTCGACTGCCTCTTGCTCCGCTCTCACAGGAGCGAAGGGCGGTTTGGACGAATGTCTTCGTCAGCGGGGCCGTGTCGCCCTGTCTGCTCTCGACCTCGGTACCGCGGTGATTGACCCTAAGGACCGTTGCCTTTTGGCTTCTTCCTATGGTGTCTGGTTCACCTACCGATCCGTCGTAGAGGAGTATGGGCGTTGGTGCCAGGATTCTCTTGGGCGTTTCTGCCTTCGTAGAATCCGTGCTCCAGCTCCGCTTATCGAAGGACAAGATGAGTCTTTGAGGTGTCTTGGCGTGCTCTGGTCCCGAGCCCGTCGTCACCGCGCTTTGGCGCGGGGACTCGGAGCCCCCCTCACAAAGGCAGCTTGCCTCCGGTCTCCCGGGGGTAAGTATAGGGTGGTCGGGGTGACCGACCCTCTTGCCTTTGTGGAGGGTGACTGGGCACGTCGCTCCTGCCATCTCCTCTCCCCGAGTCATCGGGAAGTGTCGATGGAGGATCTCGACGCCTCTGGACTCATGCGAATGCGTCGTGGGTGGTCCTACGTGTCCTTGGACTTGTTCAAGGCTACGGATGGCCTTTCTCACGACGCTGTTCGCTGCGTCCTTTCCGCCCTCCGCTCTGCTGGTTGCCTCCGTCCTTCGGACTTGGAGTGCGCAGAGTGGGGCATGGGCATTTCCACCCCATCCGTGTGGTCCTATGGAGACACGTCTTGGGTGGCGAGACGGGGAAGTCCGATGGGCACTCCTCTCAGTTTTGTCGTCCTGTCTTGGGTCTCGGACTGGCTTGCCTCCTCCTTTGAGGTGGCGGTTACCCACGGAGACGACGCAGTCGGTTATACTCCAGACCCCGAGGGGGT